AAGTCATAGTGGAGAACGTAGATATGTTGCTAGCATGGAATTAGCATCAGGTACAGACTACGGAACGTGGAGATACTTGTAATTAAATATAATAAGTGGTAAAATATTTATAGATGAATATTTTTCATACTTTATTCCCTAAGCTCAGCTTAATTGCTGGGCTTCTTTTTTTATTCCTTTGTTTTGAAGTATTTAATTATAACCAGGAAATATGATATAATATATGTGTTAAGCTTAACAAACTTTTCATATTAACTCCCTTATTTGTTATTACCTACCAATTAATTTTGGTAGGTCTTTTTTTTATGTCTATTGAGATAGAAATATTTTAAAATTTCCGTTTAAAAATTCTTATTAAAATTTTTCCTTAAAAAGAATGGATTAATCTTGATTTTTAATTACAGAAGTGGTATATTTAATGTGTAAATGTGTATATTAATAAAATTAAAAAGGGAATGATATTTATGGCTACAAGAAGTTTTACAGCAAATATTAAATTTAATAGAAAAAATGCTGATAGTTTAATAAAAGCTTTAGAATCTACAAAAAAAGCAAAAACTATTGAAGTTTCTAATGTAGAAACAATAAAAGATTTAAGTTTAATTAAAAAGATGTTTTCTCCTAGAAAGGAAAATGAATGTCTTTAAAGATTATAGGTTTGCAATCGTTGTTAAAAGCATTGGATGAAGAAACAGTCCAGGAAATATTAAATAATTTTAAAAGTATTCCCAACACAGTAACTGGAGAAGTTAATGATGTGGAATACTTTTTACATTCTAAAGCTATTCAATTTGAAAAAATGGCTATTTCTACCACACATTTGATATTTAGTGAATATAAAGAAAATGACGTATTAGTAGGATATTTCTCGGTAGCAAATAAGCCTTTGACTATGTCGAAAAGGAATTATAATAACTTGTCACCTTCTCAAAAAAGAAAATTATGTCAAGGTGGAAGAAAAACAGAAATTGGAGGTTACGAATTAAATAGTTACCTTATAGGGCAGATTGGTAAAAACTATTCAAAAGAAGCACAAGAAACAAATAGTATAACAGGAAAAATGATTTTAACCTTAGCGTATAATACGTTATTACAAGCTAAAATGCTAGTTAATGCTAAATTTGTTTGGTTAGAATGTGCTGACAATCCAAAACTTTTAGATTTTTATAAATCTTTTGGTTTTACAG